CAAAGAAAAGCCAATAACAAAGAAACACTAGATGATTTAAAAACTCAATCTATAGAAGATATAAATACTCAAACAGCACTTTATAAAAATAAAATTATATCAGAGTTTGATTATAATAAAAAAGTAATTGCAATAAAAAAACAACTTTTAGCAGATGAATTAGCAATTTTAGAAAAAGGAGAAGGAAACGAAAAGAAGATAGCAGAAAACAAAAGCAAGAGCTTAACTCTTGGGCTTCAACTAGATAAATTAAATATTAAAGAAAAGGAAAGGTTGGCTAAACAGGATTTTGATTCAAAAGTTACTGCTCTTGAGTTAGAGCAATCAACTACTATGATGGATAAGGTAGAGTTTGATAATCGTATGCTTCAGTTAGAATTAGAATACCTAAATGCAAGGAAGAATTTGTACGAAACAGGAGCTTTAGAGCTGATTGATATTAATAATGGTATTCTAGCTAATAATATTTCTGTTAATGAACAGCAAAAAGAATTAATGGAGCAGCAGATTTCTGCTTATGGTGGAGTAGGTAGTGCCTTAACTTCATTAGCAGGAGATAATGAGAAGCTAAATTTTGTAAAAGAAGCAGGTAATAAAATATCTATGGTAGCCAACACTCTGTCTACTATAATGACATTGAAAGAAAACTTAAATACATTAGGTTTGATTAAAAATACTGCAGCTACAGCAGCAAACGCAACAGCAACAGCATCAGCATCAGCAGTAGATACGGCAGCTATTGTACCTGCAGTTGGATTAGGAGCTGCAAAACAAACTAAACTGCCATTTCCTCTTAATATTATTGCAGTTGTAGCTACATTAGCTTTATTAGCTAAAATAATGGGTAAATTTGAAAAAGGAGGTATTATTTCTGATGGAAAGAAGTTTGCTAATGGAGGAATGGTACACGGCCCTAGCCACGCACAGGGAGGTGTTAAGTTTGCAGTAGGTGGTAGAGTAAATGAATTAGAAGGTGGAGAAGCTGTTATAAACAAAAGAAGTACAGCAATGTTTAGAGGACAGCTTTCGGCTATGAATGAAGCAGGTGGAGGTGTTAAATTTGCAGATGGAGGTTTGCTTAATAGCCCTCAGTTTGCTAATCAACAATTCTCATCAGGTATGCAGGCAGGAGCAGGTATGCAGAAGGTTTATGTAGTAGAATCAGATATAACTAGCAGCCAAAGAACAGTAGGTGTTTTAGAGGCAAATGCAACAATTTAAAAAAATAAACAAATGATTGTTAGTAAAAAAGTAAAGAAAGATAGGTTAGATACTTGTAAAAAATGCGATTTTTACAGAAATTTCGCAATGTTGAAATATCCTAAATGGACAAAAGGAGCAAGATGTGGAAAGTGCAGTTGCTTCTTAGATGCTAAAGCATCTCTTACTAAAGAGTATTTTGGAGAATGTCCTTTAGGCAAATGGAAAGAGTAATAATTAAATTTTATAAATATGGATTACCAATCGGTTGTAAAAAACTATAGTGAAGAAAGAAAAGATGCTGTAGTGAATTTTGCTAAAGCAAACAAACTATCTATGATGGGGAACACTTACCACAATAAAGCCCTAGATTTATTCTTTATGTTGTGGCACGAAAGCTTTCCTAATGTTCCTCAGCAAAAATCTTGTACGGGTTGCAGACAAGCAGTATGTAAGTTCTTTCATAATGTTGCTGACTTTATTTCTACTGAAAGAATAAAAGAAGAAGAAAGCTTAAAAGCAAAAAAAGAAATAACTTCTGTTAAGAAAAAAAAGAAGAAAAAAAATGTCTAGGCAAAATAAGGCTGATATAGTTTACGAGTATATTAAGGTAGCAGAAGTTGAAATCCTTAAAAGATGGCACGAGCCAACTGTTGTAGATATTCTAAGGCATTTGACTGAAAGGGGTATCGTAGACCCTAAAAGGCTTAGAAATTATATGATAATATATGATTTTGACACTATGCTAAGGTTTAATGAAGGCAACAGGACTCATACATTTATGGACTTATCTATAAAATATGATATTTCTGAAAGACAGGCTCAAAGTATAGTTTATAAGGAGAGAAATAAAGAAAGAGCTTCCTTTAATATAACATACTAAAGTTTTTTCCTAAAACTGCGTAAAATTCTTATATGTAAAATCTATTTTTGCGTTTATGGATAGACAATGGTATAATATTCAAGGCAAAACATCAGGAATTGTTGATGTTTATATCTTTGATGAAATAGGTGCTTATGGGATAAATGCACAATCCTTTTTAGAGGAAATAAAATCTCACAAAAATTCTCCAATAAACTTACATATAAACTGCGTAGGTGGTGATGTATTTGATGGAATGGCTATTTACAACATTCTAAAGAAAAGAACTGCTACTACTACTGTATATATAGAGGGTATTGCTGCTAGTATGGGTAGTGTGATTGCTTTAGCTGCAGATAATGTAGTTATGGCAGAAAACTCTCTTTTTATGATTCACAACGCTTGGGGTGGAGCAATGGGAGAGGCTAAAGAAATGAAAAAAACAGCAAATCTTTTAGATAAAATTAGTGGAGAGATTGCTGATATATATGTTAAAAAAACAAAATTACCTTATGATAAGGTAAAAGAAATGATGGATGAAGAAACTTGGTTAAATGCTCAGGAAGCATTAGAACTAGGGTTTATTGATTCTATCTCAGATGCTATTAAGGTAGCAGCTAAATATGATGTTTCTAAGTTTAAAAATATTACAAATGAAGAAATATCTAATAAACTAAGTGTTAATTTAAAGAACAAAAAAATGACTGATGAGTTAAAAGCTTGGTTTAATGGAAAAGTTGAGGATATTATCGCAAGAGTAAAAAGCGAATCATCTGAAAACGAAACTGTTGAATCAACAGAGGTAAGCGAGATAACTATAGCAGATGAGGCTGAAATTTTAAACAAATTTTCAGATTTTGAAACTAAGGCTGTTGAGCTTAATGGGTCTATTACTGAATTAGAAGGGGAAAAAGAAACTCTTACTGAGGAAGTAGAAAGGCTTAATGCTTTATTAAGTAAAGCAAATGCAAAGGGAACTGAAATCTCTACAGATAACGACCCTGCAGTAGTAGTAGAAAAAACAGTAGAGAGTGGTGATATTAAATTCTGGAATGGAATTGTATCTAAAATGAATTTAAAATAAAAATAAAAAAAACAAAAAATTATGGCAGCAGCAGATATAGCACAAAATGGCTTAGGAGCAGCGTACAATGGTACTTATGCTTCAAAAATCTTATTGGAACCAATGTTCCATTCAGATGATATAATGAGAAATTATACTATCTATCCAAATGTAAAGTTCAAGCAAAATATTTTAATGGCACCATCTTTAAAGAGCATTACAGCTCTTAATGAAGGTTGTGTAGCAAATACTTGTACAGGAACTCAATTTGAAGTAACAAAAAAAACGATAACAGTTGAAAATGTTTCGGTAAAGCAAACTCAATGTTGGGATGAGTTCAAATCAGAAGTAATCGTAGAGTCTTATAAGAATGGTATCAATATGCCTGACTTATCAGGTACTGAGTTAGCTCAAGTTATTATTGACAGAGTAAGAGGAGGTATCTCTAACGATATGGTTAGAAATATGTGGGCAGGAATGGCAGCAGGAGCAGGAATCCCTGCAGCAGCAGACTGTACTTATACTTCTATGGGAGCAGGTCTTTGGGACTTACTTGCAGCAGATGCAAACTTTGCTAATGCAGGAGTATTACAAAGAGTAACAGGTGGTGGAGCAGCAGCAGACTACAACACAGTTGGAGGAACAATCGCTATTGCAGATGTTGCTTTATTATTAGACAAAGCTTTCGCAGGCGCACCTTCTGAGTTACAGCAAGTAGATGCATCAGCAAAAAGAATGTTTGTTACACCAAATGTTTATAATGCTTACTACGCTTCTTTAACTTTAGTAGCACAAGCAGGAGCAGTTGATTACGGACACTCTGAAGCACAAGCAGGGAAAACAAGATTATTCTACAGAGGCATTGAGGTAGTTCCTATGTACGAGTGGGACACAGCTTTAACTGCAAGAACAGGAGCAGATTTACCTGCTATCTTTACAGTAGTTGATTCAGCAGCAGCAGGTTTCCAAGCAACTAACGGAGTTATCTACACAGCTACAGCTAACTTATTCATTGGTACAGATGTTACTGCACCTGAGAATGAATTAAAAATGTTCTATGATGAGGTAGGTGATAATATGATTATTCGTTCTTACTTCACAATGGGCTTCCAATACGGATGGACTAACTTGATTTACGGAGCTTGTTTAACATCATAATTAATAATTTAAAAAATAAAATAAAATGGCAATAGATTCAGGATTATTAGTAGACTGTGGAGATTTAAACGCAGTTGGAGGAATCAGACAAATATTACTTACAGATTTAAGTAATGTGGCAACTGTAGCTCCAACAATTTTAGATGCATCACACTCTATAACAAGTTTTACAACAACAGATGATTGGGCTAGATTTGAGTTCAAGAATGAAACTGCTGCTTTAGCTATAACAGGAACAAAAGAAGGAGGAAGCACTGCTTACGAGTGTGCATTATCTTTCTATATTCCTGATATTGATGGAGCAAGATTTCACGAGCTTTCTAACTTAGAGAGTGCTTGCCCTGTAGCATTAGTTGAATTTAACTCAGGAAAAATGATGTTTGTTGGTTGGTCTTATAAATATGAGAACAAAGCAGCAGGCTCAACTCCTTGGGTAAGAAATCAAACTTATGCAAACCTTACTTCAATAGAGGGGGGTTCAGGAAGTGCTTATGCAGATGACAATGGGGTTACTGTAACATTAACTGCAAGACAGTTTGAATTACCTATTGAGTATATTCCTGCAGGTTCAGGGATAAGTGTTCAAGTAGGTGATGTAACAGCTCAAACTTCGTAATTAGTTTTAAGATAAAGCAGGGGGTTATTAACACTCCCTGCTAATATCTTTTTTATGTGCGATTGTAATAATAAAATAAATGTGGTAGATTTGCCACATATAAAAATATATACAAATATGGCAACTTATAAAATAAAAAAACATTTAGAAGGAACTTCCTCAACATTATATGGTGGAACTTATGTTAATTGGACACTAGCTTCTCAGGAGTTATTAGCTCAATTATATGAGGAGAGAGGAATGACAGATTTAATTACGAAAACATCATCTAATGAAAAAAGCGACAGTAAAGTCAGCAAAAAAAGTAGCGACAACACGAAAAACACAAAAGAAAAATAATACTTTTGAGTTTGGGGTATTTGATTTATCAGTTCCTCCTAGTATAAAAGAAACAAAAAACATTAAGAACCTTCAGCACGATTGGGTTCCTTTTGGTGATGACAACTTGTTTCCTCAATATTTAGCAGAGCTTAAAAGAAAATCATCTACACATAGAAGTGTTTTAGCTCAGAAAACTGTATTTACAAGTGGTGCTAAATTTGTTTGCGAAAACGAATCATTAAGAGAATTTATTGAGGATGTTAATGCAGACAAAGAATCATTAAGAGATGTTTTTAAAAAATTAGCAGATGATTATTACACTTTTGGAAACGCATATATGGAGTGCGTTATCTATGATGGTGGTGTAAATCTTTATCATTTAGATGCAACAACTGTTAGAATGAGCAAGACCAAAAAAGAGGTTTATGTAAATTCAGATTGGTGCAAGTATTGGAATAACGATACAAAAATAAAAAGACTACCTATATATCCTAGAGTAGCTCACAACAAGTTTGTAATCCACTTTAAAGATTACGAACCTACATTTAACTTTTACGGATTACCTGATTATGTAGCAGCATTAGAGCATATCTGCGTTGATTATGAGATAGGTAAATGGAACCACACTAAGTTTTTAAATGGATTCCAACCTTCTGCTATCGTTGAGATTAATGGCGATATGGGAGAGGAGGAAGCTCAAAAAATGGTTAGAGAGGCTCAAAAAAAGTTTGTAGGAGAGGGGAATAATGGTAAAATCCTATTTATAGTTAAGAATGGAGATACATCTCCTGCTAATGTTCAGATTATAAAAGATGACCAAGAAGGTAGTTGGATTGATTTACAACAGATTACCGACCAAAATATTATAACTGCTAATAGATGGCAGCCATCACTTTCAGGTATTGTTAGTTCAGGTAAAATGAATAATACAGGAAGTGAAATTAGAATTGCTTATGATTTAGTAATGACTACAGTAATTAGAGATACTTCTGAGTTGTTATTAAATGGAATAAGAACAGTTCTTTATAAGGAAATGGGTTACGACCCTAGTGATTTAAAGATACACTACGACCCACCAATTTCTTATGCAAATGATGTAGATATTAGAGAGGTTTTAACTATAAACGAGCAAAGAGCATTAATTGATGAGGACTTGCCTATGCTAGATGATGGAGATATGTTTGTTGCAGATAGAGAGATTATAGTTACTCAAAGAGATGATGATGCAGATGGAGAGATAGAGGATGAAAAGTCAGTAATAATAGAGCAATAGATAATGGCAAACACTAAACAATATATAACACTAGTATCTGCAGGAGAGGTAATTGATAAAACATTTACCAATAAAAATACAGACCCTGTTTTAGTTTCTGAGAACACTATTGTTTTGTCAGAACTTGCACATATCAGGCCTTTACTTGGAGAAAAATTCTATACAGAATTAAAGCTTCAGCACGACACAGGGACATTAAGTGTTGATAATCAGGCATTTATGACATATTACCTAGAAGATACTTTGTCTTGGTTTGTCAGGTTTGAAGTTGTTAATGATATTATGAGTAATATATCTTCTAGTGGAGTGGTTAATAATATTGATGAGTTCTCAAGAATAATAAGTCAAGATACTTATAACACATTTAAACAAGACACATACAGAAAAGCAAATATATTTGCTAATGATATGATGGATTTTTTGAATGGAACTGACCAAGCAGGATTATATCCTACATTTAACAACAATAAACCTAAAAGTATGAATGGTACATATAAAAATCACGGAATGATATTCTACGATAGTATATATGGGTATGATGGTGTTGATGGTTGTTTAAATTGTGCTAACCCTTATGTAAACGGAAGCTCAAATTGTAATTGTAATTGTTAAAATAATATAAATGGCTGCAAACGAACATAAAAATTTATTAGATGCTAACAGGCATTATCCTATGGGATATGAGTCGGCTGAAAATAATATGGTTATAGGTAAAACAAACGGAATGTCTTATGATGATAGGAACGGTAATTACAGTTGGAATTATCCACTACAAACTTTTGAATTAAGGCTTGATGGTTCTTTATCTACTGCTAGTGGTATTGATTACATAAGGATGCCTTATGATTTTATATTACGAGAGGTTAGAGCAAGTGTTTTTACTGCAGGAACATTAGTAACTGTAGATATACAGGAATCAGCAGTTTCAATACTTTCTACTCTTTTGACAGTAGATGCAGGAGAAAAAACATCAACAACAGCAGCAACGCCTGTAGTAATATCTGATTATGAATTAGCAAATGACAGTG